TTCTCTATTAATAGCTCTTCTTCCTCTTTAAATCTATTGGCGATAGCTTCTATTTCATCACCAGTGCCGGAGCTACTTATGCCTGTAGATCCACCAACCTCGCCACCAATCTCTCCACCTTCAAGCTGTCTAGCATCAGCTAATGATTCCTGTTCTTTCAATACTTCAAGTTGAGCCTCTAAAGCAACAAGTCGCTCCTCTTCCTCTATTCTTGATTGCCTTACGTAAGACCTGCCGCGCAATCTTTTATTGTTAAGCCTTTCATTTAACTCTAATATCTTTTCTTGTGATGCTTCTATCTCCTTATTCACGCCAGCAATAGAGGTGATATTTTCAGCATCAAGAAACGAGTTTACAAAGTCAATTATAGTCTGTGTAGCACCAGGAACGACATCAATAATATCATTAAAGAAGTCATCAACAACGGGCGCTATAGTTGCGCTGATTGCTGTTGCTGCGTTACCTAAGCCAGTCGTTAACAGGTCAAAACTTGTAGAAACTTCTTTTAATTTTTCCGCTTGCCCTGCTGTTATTTGAAGAGTTGAATTAACATCGCTAAAACGCTCTTTCATCTTCTTTAATTCTTCGGCGTTATTAGCGAATAAAGGTGTTAATTTAGAGAGGTCATTGCCCATCGACTCAAGAACAAAAGTGACTTGATTGCCTGTAGCGCCAGCATCTTCTAAATTCTTAACCATGCGCCCGATAACTTCTTCAGAGCTTAGGTTTTGAAATTCAACAACCACCTCTTTAGCTTGCTCTTTGGTTAGCTTCATCACATCTGCGTAATCTTGGAAAGCGCCAGCTCCGGCAGCGCTAAACTCCCCTAATTTATCAGAGATGTCTTTTGAAATGTCAGCTATTTGCTCGGCATTAATACCATATTGCTTAGTGGCAAAAGCTAAACCTTGAAAGCTTTCCTCTGTAGTTTTTGCTTGTCGTGCGAATTGCTCTAACTCTTTACGATTACTTGCTGCCTTGAGTGTCATTGCACCAATAGCGGCACCCAAAGCAATGGCGGCGGTTGTTGTTTTAACTAAAGCAGTGGTTACAACACCGGCAACACTGCCCATTTTAGCCAGTGAACTATCAGTTTTTTTAACGCTGCCGTCTAATTCATCTAAGCGCTTTTCTGTCTTTCTTAATTTAGCGTCTAGCCTCTGCGTTTTAGCGTCAAGCTCTATTACTAGCGACTCAGTGGACATTATTTAAAACCTCGTTTTCAGGCATACCGTTCATCTTCCGCTGTGCGTTGACCATAAAAGAACCGTCTTGTATTGACTTTTCTGGAGCATCCATCAGCTTTGTTAGCTCACAATAATCAAGAGTCCAAGCTTCAGACGGTGCTATACCTAAACTTTTTACTGCGTAAGCCCACCAAGCAAAATAGTCAAACTCGTTGGTATTAGCTTCTTTCTTCTGCTTACCAGATATTAAGAAAGAGCTTGTGGCTTTTTTACGTCTTTAGATAGTTGCTTATGATACTCCTGAACATCTAGGCACATTTGATAGATGATAAAGGGGTATGGCTCACTCATGTCATGCTCGCGTTCACTAGGTAAAATACCAGCGTGAAACATACCATCCTCTATCTCATCAATACTAACTGAGGATTCTTGCTTTGCTAGGCAATAAAATAACTGTGCAGCCTGTACAAAATCAACAATCTTAGATAGTTTCTGGATGGTATCAGTCAGGGTGTCGCCATCACTACGACACTTAATATAAACACCTAAAAAGTTAGTTAAAGTAGCCCACAAATCTAAACCTGTAGACTCTTTAAACTCTTTTATGGCGCGTAAATTAGGCTTGTAATCATAAGACTTATAGCATAATTTAAACTGCATATTAAACAGCCGTTCTTACGATTTCACCGCTAGATTGGAACGTTACCGATATAGTAGTAGCTGTATCTTTCGCCGCTGTCTCAGTTGAGATAACAGGAGTGAAAGTACCTTCGTAATGATAATCGACAAAATCCATTGTGTAAGTGTCAGCCGTACCAGCAAAAGCCGCTGTAATTAAAGCTTGTACACTTGCGTCATCAGAAACAGTAAAATCAACTGCAATATCCATCGACTTGGTAGATACTGAGCCGTCAAGATTTACACGCCAACCGCCACTAGATTTATTATTTAATTCAATTGGTGCGCCGCCATGAGTGATAGTTGCATCACCTTGACCAACAATTTCTGTCTTAGCAGCAAAAGTGCCAAGATAAACCATACACAAGCCGCCATTAATTCCGTTAGCCATAATTTTTTAACCTCTGTTTGTAAAAGTAAAGTAATTGACGCTTATGTCTCGCTGAAACCAAGCTTCTGTTTCTACGCCGTTATTGACAGTAGAGTTTGAAATGTTAACCGTTTGACTATTATACACTGTTTGAGTGTTATACTTAAATACACTTAAAACATTGTCTATTGCTGTTAATTGATCGTCATCGAAAGTAACGCTGTTTAACTCAATAAATACGCTTACTTGAAATATACCGCGACTCTCATCTGCTGAATTAGGTGTTTTTCCTAAGTCCTCAGTTGTTGCAGGAATGAAATAAGCAGCATACCAAAGAGTTTTACCGCTAGGGTCAAAGTTTTTATTCTCGAAAGCTATATCGTTAGGGCTAATACCTGATGTATATAATTGCTGTATTAGCGCTTTTTTAGTATCTATGTAGCTCAACTTAACGCCCTTATTTTATTCTGCATTAATATTAATGTTTTTCTTACAAAGCCACCAGGAGCTTGTTTACTAAAGCCACCCACTGTTTTTTCAGTGCTAGATTTGTTAGTAAAGCCGCCATATTCAAGCTTAGAAATATAAGGCAAGTTATTTGTGTAGTATAACTTTCTATTTAAAACTCGTTTAGGCATTGATCGCAATTGACGAATAGCGCCTAAGCCTTTTGATTTACTTGTAGTTGTCGCACTAGATGGAGTCGATACAGAAAGAAACCAATTATTTCTGGCTCTACCTTCATCAACTGGTGTTTCTTGTACTACAACAGTTAAACCAGATAGCCAAATGCCACGTATGTTGTCGTTAGCTTCTAGGTATTTAGCCTCGATAGCTTCATTGATAGCTTGGCGGCCAATTAAAGGCATTACTGAACCCTTACCTGTGAAATATAAGCTAATACATCAGAGGTCGGCGCTTTAGTGTCTACATCAATTACAATGTAACTCGTCGAGCCTTGTGTGATAGTTTCACCAATCACTACAGGTACATCGTTATTAGATACAAGCTTTCTATCTCCTGCTTGTATATTGCCATCAATACTATTGGTATCGTACTCTGTGAATATAGCGCTAACTAATTCGAGTGTTTGCGCTGTTGGCGTTACTGGGTTAAGTGGGTCGTTATTGCCACCAGACTCTTTAACAATATAAACTTTCTCGCTAGTAGATGAGCCAGTTTTATTAATAGCCTTAGCTAAACCACGTTTAACCTTTGCTTGTATATTAGTGCTACCCATTATCCCAAGAACCCCATAGGCTCACGACTCAGTCCACCACCTAAACCGATATTAGTATATGGTGCAAGTGTGCGTCCTACCGCTGGCATTTCTGCGATGGTTGGAGTGCTTGCGCCTGACTGATAAGTTTCAGCATAAACACCTACTACCGTAAAGCTTGCTAGGTCGGCATCAGATTTAACAGCGTTAGTATCAACGCCTGATTCAATAGAGAAAGCCGCTAACATTTGGGCGTTTTTAAAGTCTTGGGGGATTACATTGTTAGCAACTGATAAGCCATAAGCTACCATACCGTTACGGGGCATAGCGCCCGTTTGAGTTTGCGGTGTAACTCTATAGCCTTGTAACTGTTGTTCGTAGGTGAAGTTGATAAAGTCATAAGCGTTAGTTAATTGTGCTTCTCTATCTGGCTGTGTAGCTGGTACAGAGTAACCTTTGATTTTAGCGAATGCTTTATATTCTTCATCAGTAGCCCAAGAGTTAGCAAATGGAACAACTGAGCCATCTTCGATTATTAATTGGGTGCCGATAGCGACAACAATTTGATCGCTATTACCTAACTCTCTCGATGTAATGTCCGTACCTAATACACTAGCCCCATCAAAATAGGTGACGGTCGAGAATACTTTGCCAACTTCTGCCGTTGCAGAAAGATTTAAAGATAACTCAGTTGCTGATGTAACAATTACAATTAACGGATCGTTAACTAACGAATAGCTTTCAGAGCCGAATTGAACTTGAATATCAGTAGCAAGAGTTAAG